AATATTCGTTGATATTAGATGCCATTACCTGGCGGATCTGCTCGAGGCGTCCGTCGATCGAGGTGCCGCCCGAGGAATCGCCTTCGAACATCACATCGTTGCCGCTGGCCCGGGCCATAGCATTGAGAAACTTGTTAAAGACGGGGTTGTCGGCCAGGCGCGTGCCGTCCGGCATACGGGCGGAGAGCACGGAGTCCATATCATCCCCGAAATGCTGGTTCAACAAGGCGCCGTTCATGTTGAGATTCTTCCGGTAATCTGGCCCCCATTCGGCCCGGAGTGCGTCCTCGACGGCATCCATGCGGGTGGCGTCGGCCTCGGCGGTGCGCTGCATCTCCATCTGGGCCACCTCCTGGAGGAGGGTCGCCACCACCGTGGCCTTGCCCTTGTCGAAGTTCTCGCCATGCAGCCGGGTGCGGATGTGGTCGATCGCCGCCTTGGCCTCGGGCTCGATCTGCGAGAGATCCACGCCCGGGATCTCGTAGCCCTCGGGCGAATCAGGGATGCCCTGCTCCTCGCGCCAGGCCTTGATTTCCTCGGGGTTGTCGCCCGGAGGGGCGGCGCGCTTGTACTCGCCCGAGCGGATCTTCTGCTGGGCGGCATACAATGCCTTGGCCATTTCGGGCACGTTCTGGAAGCGCTCGAGCATCTTGCTCGCCTTGGGGTCGCCAATCGCTGCGACCGACTGCTCGCGCCAGTCGGTGGGCCAGGCGGAAGATCCTTCCTTGCCGGGCTCCAGCTCGCCTACGTCCTCGTAGATCGAGCCTGCCTTGGGCTTGGGCTCCGCTGCTGGGGGTGTCGCCTCACCGGCGGGGGGATCACTCGGCGGCGGGGCGGGCGGGCTTGCCGCGGCGGGCGGGGGGCTTGGGGTTGCGGCGATCGGGTCGGGCAGTTTCGGGGCTGGCGCGTTCATCTTGTTTCTCCTGTCGTGGGGGCAATGGACGGTCGATGGCGTTTAGGATCCGGGCCCCGACGAAGCGCTTGCCCTCCGCGAAATCGGTTGCCCTGGCGCCGTCCGTGCCAGGCCGGAAACTCATGTCATAGACGCATGAGAACTTGGTGAGGATGGTGATCAGGGCGATCCGCTGCTGGGGCGCGGAGGCCGTGCCGGTGGACAATGCCTTGATGGCGAGGATCTCAGCCTCGCCCAGCTCGGGCGCCTCCCAGGGATTGACCGGCGGCTTGAACGTCACGCGGCCACCGGCTGGGGCATCTTGCCCGCCATCTCAGCCATGGCGCCCACCTCGCCCATGGCCTGACCGGCAATCTGTGACTCCTCCTCGAGTTGCTGGGCCTCTGCCGCCTGGTCGGGATCCTTGAGCCAGTTCGGCGGGGCCACGCCCGCGATCGCATCGCGGAAGGCCTGGGTATCGTCAAAGTGCTCGGTCACGCCCGGCTTGAGGAGTTGCTTGGCCTGGCCGACGATGCCCATCGAGGTGTTGAAGGCGAAAGCCTTGCTCTGGCGCTGGGCGTCCTGGAGCGGGTTGTCGAAGGTGTATTCCACATCGCGGCCGCGGAGTTCCTGGGGCATCTCATCGAGCGGGCCCCAGAGCTTCATGCGGATGGCCATCTCGACGGCGATGTCCAGGATCGAGGCGTTGCGCTCGCTCTCGGCCGGGGCAATCACCGGCTGGGCCACGCGGAGGAATTCCTCATGCCTTCTCTGCACCTCCTCCGCCGTCATCTGCGGGTTGTTCTGGGGCAAGAAGAGCTTGCTCAGATAGAACGCATCCTTAAGGTTGCCGGTGATCCCCTGGCGCAAGGCCTCACCGAATTCGGGGGAGGCGCCCAGCTCGAGGGCGCGGATCGCCTCGCCGGTGCGCTCGTCATAGCGCTGGTCCACCCAAGTCACCATGCCGGAGCGGATGTCCACGCCCGAGAGGATGGCCTCGGACTGGGCCACCAGCGGCGGCTCGACGGCCTTCTCGCCTGCCTCGATAATGCTCCAGGTCATGGTCTGCAGGGTGCGGCCATCGGGCAGGGCGATGATGGTGCAAGGCGAGAGGGCATAGGGCGAGGAGTCGATTCGGAACCAGCGCGAGACCGAGTAGTTGAAGACATATTCCGGCTTGGCCGAGATCTCCCATTGCATGTCCGGCATGAGATAGCAGGAATACCAGCCTGCATCGGTCTTCTTGTCCGGGGCATATTCCATCGCCGGGACCAGTACATGATAGATCTCCACCATGTCGTTGGGGGTCTTGTCCAGCTTCTCCTTGATCTTCGGCGGGATGCTCCAGTTCTTGGAATTCTCCTGGGCACACAAGTTGCGCACCGATACCTTGATCTTGCGATAGAAGGTGTCCACCTCGCCGTCATAGTTCTCGCGCCAGGCGCAATCGCGGAGGTGCCAGGTGCGGAAGCGCAGGCCCATGCCATCCGATCGCCCCTCGACCGAGGTCACGGCATTGCCGAAGGTCACCCAATCATGGTCCCCGGCCCGGACGGCATTGGAAAAATTCGAGCGCCGGTCCTTGAGGAGCTGCATGGTCATCTCGGATCGGGTCTCGAGATACTGCTGGACTGAGAGCACCTTGCGCAGGCGCGGATCCTGGGCGACGATCTTGAACCAGTCGCGCCCCCAGGGCCGCAATGCGGCGTCGATGTAGTTGCCGAAGTCCCGGCGGAACAGGCTCGGCTCGGAGGCGTAGAGCCTGGAGGCGAAGTCCTCGCCCAGGCTGTGTTCAATGGTGAAATCGGCGCGCTCGGGATAGAAGTGCTCGGCAATGTCTTGGAAGAAAGTCATCAGGGAGCCGCGCTTGGTGAAGGCGTCGAGAACCTGTTGGCAGACGAGCGATCCGTGCGCGCCAAGTCCGGGCATGGTGGCCTCCTGAAAGTGAAGGGGCGCCCGTTACTGGGCGCCGCCGAGGGACTGGTTGGAGTAGCTGCCGCTGCCGCTGGTGTAGATCGTACCCTCGCGGCCGCGCTCGCGCTTCTTCTCGATCTCCTTGCGCGCCGCCAGCCGGGCCGCGGGAGCGGCAGGATCCGGCATCCTGGGCATTGCAGCCGCGGCAGCCTTCGGCATCTGGGGTTTGGGCATGATCGAAGTGATTGCTTTCATTACACCAGACATCGTTACCTCCTGGGTTTCCGGCTTGACGTTATGGCTCGCGCCATCTGTGGCGATATAGCACCACTCGCCCGCGTTGTCTTGCCCCTAGCGTAGGCCGCCATAATGATGGCGTCCGCCTTGTCCGGCGAGCGGCCGAGGAGTTCCTTGATCTGGTCCTTGGATTTGACGAACACCTTCGAACCCGGCCGCATTTCCCAGCGGAACGCCGCCAGCTCGGCCCGCAATTCGGGATCCGGCGGAAGGGCGAGGTTGGCCCCGGTCTCGGGATCGAGCTGCTCGCGGAAGCTCCAGGCGGAGGCGGCCCGGAGATTGGTGAACATCAGGCGCCCGGTGCGGTCGCGGATCCCTTCGGCCGTCGCGGCGCCGGAGTAGAGGGTGGGGCGAATCGGCAGCGAGGTCTCGGCATCATTGCTGGTGAGGTGGTCGCGGGTGGATCCGCCATAGCCGCCGCCCATGTCGATGATGATCTCCGCCCCGTTGCGCCGGTGCATGACCAGGAGACCGGCGACGATCGAGCCGGTGGGGGTCTCGGATCCGGGCCAGGTCAGGAGTTGGTCGAACCATTTGCCATGGCGCCGGGCGAAGACGGTGCGATCGGCCCCGCCCTGGGCGATGTCGGCGGCAATCACATCCATCGGGAGCTGGCGGCTCTCCTCCTTCCAGCGCCCCATCGCGGCTTCGATCCAGGAGGACGGGAACACCTGGAATTCGGCGTCCACCTGGGAGACCGAGAAATCACCTTTCATCGAGCGGCGCAGCTCCTCGGGCAGGCCCGAGAGGGTGGCGGCATAGCCGGTCTCGGCCAGGTCCGGGTTGTCCTCGAGGCTGGCCGGGATGAAGGTCCGGGACTTGGGATAGACCGGCTGGCCCTTCTCATCGAGGAGCTGCTGGCCGTCGATCATCACCGGGCCGGGCCCGTCCACCTCGTAATCGTGGCCGCGAAATGTCGTGTACCAGCGCAGCTCCCCCGGCAGCGCAGGGTTGGGGTGATTCGGATCCAGCCAGGCGCCCCAGCGCTCGAGCACCCACATGCCGTCCGCGGTGGTGGGGGGATTGCCGGTGGCGATGACCCGCACCCGCTGGCCCGGGGTGGTCGAGCGGGCCCAGCCGATAATGAATTCATACTGGCTCTTGAGGAAGTTGGTCACCTCATCGAAGCCGATGAAGTCCTTCGGCACGCCGCGGTATTTCTCGCGGTCCTCGAGATGCTGGCACCCGCCGAACATCACAATCTGATTCGGGAATTTCCACCTGGCCGGAGGGTTGCGCTTGAGCCCGCGATGGTGGCCGAGGATCTCCTCCATGCGGTCGATCAGGCCGTCCACCTCGGAGTTGAGGCGCCGGAGGATGAGGCTTCGCCGGTGGTTGGCGATGGCGGTGCCGATGAGAAGATCCGTCTTCCCGCCCCCCGCCTCACCCCCATAGAACAGCTCGTCGGCCTCGGTCTCGAGGGCCTCAGTCTGGGGTCCGCTGTTGGGGATCCAGTGCTGGCCCTTGAAGGCGGGGCGGATGGCCTGGGCGATCTCGCTCCGCCGCTCCGGCGGGAGCTGGGCGATCAGCTTCTCGAGTTCGGCTTGGAGGTTTGTCATGCGGCTCCCTGGGGCGCGGGCGGCGGGGGATCACTGTTGCGTTTCTTTGCTGGCGATGTGGAGGAGCCGGGCGACCTGGCGCGCGAGCTGGCGCACCTCGACCGGCTTGTCATCGGGGGTTTCGGTGGGCGGCGGGGCGCCGTCCTCGGTCCATTGCATCTTGTGCCGGGTCCATAGTGCCGCGGCGGAGGCGTTCGGGGGATAGTAGCGCTTCACCGGCACCATGACCACCGCGCCGTCGATCACCTTGATCTCTTGCTCGTCCCGCTCGTAGCCGATCGCCATCTGATAGACGGCCAGCTCCACCCGGGCATTGGCCGCCTCATGGCCGATGACGAGGGCCTGGGCCACGCCGGGCTCCATCGCGCGCCAGCGCCACATCGTCATGCGGGAAATACCGAGGATGTCCGCGATCTCGTTGGCCAGGAAGCCCTTGGCCGCCAGGCGCTTGATGATCTCGAGCTTCTCGGGGGTGCAGCCGAGCGCCACCTTGGCGGGCTTTGGCTTGGCCTTCTTCGCGGGCTTGGCCTTCGCCCTTGCCCTGGGCATTTCAGCTCTTGCGCTTCTTCGGGTGTAACGGGATGGGCGCCGGACTGACGGGGATCTTCTCGAGGGGCGGCGTCATCTCCATGGCGGCAGGCGGAATCTCGAATGAGCTGGTGTCGATATGGGTCACCCTGGCGGCCTGGAAGGCGGCGAAGACGGAGGCGAGACGCTGGGCCACCTCCCCGGGGACGAGCCCCTGGCATGTGGCAAGGGCCTGCTGGAGCGCCGCGGCATCACCCGCCGAGCACTGGATGATGTCCGAGCCGATGGCTCCGCCTGTCTCGATCGAGATCATAATCGCCGCGTTCATGGGGTTTCTCCGGTTGTGTCCGGTAGGCATAGCAAAAAAAAGAGCACCGGCAAAGGTGCTCTAGTTCAGGGGAGGAAACGTCCATCCGGGTGGATGAGCGACCCAAAGCGATACTCTCACGCCGGGGCAGGCTTCGTAACCGGCTTCCCGCGGTGGGCCCTGCGGTGGTGTGTCGCGCGCCTCATTTTCTCGGTGAGCACCGTGACCACACAGATGTCCCCGTTCGGGGTCTTCTCGAAAACATAGGTGGTGCCCTGGGTGGTCACCGTCCGGGCGCCGGTGGCGGCCGCGGCGGCGATCTCCGAGGCCAGCTTGGCGCGGATCTGGTCGAGGTCCAGGCCGATGATCCGCTCCAGATATCGCAACACCGCGTGATCGCTCACGATGATTCGCCGCTTCATGCCGCCTCCGTTGTGTGATCCGCCGTCAGCATCGCACAGTTGTGCGGAGTGGCAAGGGGTCAGGACTTCATCGCCCGGATGGCGGCGGCGATGCGCTGACCTGTCGTGTGGCATCCGGCGCTTTTCTGTACGTTGTCGTCGTAGCTTGACGTGCCTTCCGCCACCCGCGCCGCTTCCTCCAGCACCACGTCGTTGGCGACAACGGCGCAATCGTACTCGCGCGACACGTTCCACATTCCTCGGCGTGCCGCCTGAGTAAACGTCTCATCCAGCGCCATCACCACCTTCTCGCGCAGCGCCGCGCGGTCATTTGTCATCGCTGGGCTCCGTAAGGGCGCGAATAATGATTTCTGCCATGTGCCGAGACCTTTCTTTACCCCAAAACTTCGATGCGGGCGGGTCTCTGTATTGAAATAGCGTGTCAGCCACGATTTGCACAGCTTGTTCGCGCGTTCGGGTGTGTAAAGGGTTTCCGTATGGATCGCGGATTACGTCACTCATCGCTAGCACCCTCCGCAATCGCCGCTCTCGGCGGCATACTCCCCGCTTGTGCGGGGCTCCGTAAGGGGGAGGATGATGTGTTTTCCGTAATACGGCTCGGCGTTCGGCATGTAATGGTGCATCCCCGGCCACGCAGCCAGCATGGCGAGGCAGGCGGCGCGGGCGTCTGGTAAACATCGCTGCCAAAGGTCGT